CCCCGTGGAGCGGGCGACGCGGGCTGAGTTGCGGGCGCTGAAGGTGTCCGTGCAGAAGTCGATCCTGGCCGCAAGTGCGGTTGCGCTGGCGCGGCAGATCGATGCGACGCCCGGTGCGGTGGCTGCCGCGGCCGCGTCGCTGCAATTGCGGCTGACGCGGGCGGAACTGATCGAGGAGGCGGAGCGGCGCCCGGAGCGGGATGTGATCGATGACCTCAACGCTCGCCGCGCCGCTAGGCGTGCCGCTGGGTGATCAGCGGCCGCGGATCTGCTCGGTTCCGGGTTCGGTGTCGTCGGAGGGTGACCGGGTCGCGGATCTGGCTGATGCTGCGGGGCTGCATCTGGATGATTGGGAGCGGTGGGTCCTGGATCAGGGCCTGGGCCGCGGGCTTGATGGTATGTGGTCGGCGTTTGAGGTGGCGCTGATCGTGTCGCGGCAGAACGGGAAGGGCGCGATCCTGGAGGCGCTGGAGCTTGCGGCGCTGTTCCTGAAGGATTTCGAGGTTGACCTGATCCTGCATTCGGCGCATGAGTTCAAGACGGCGGCGGAGGCGTTCAGGCGGATCCTGGGCCGGATTGAGAGCAACCCGTTGTTTACGCGCCGGGTGAAGCAGGTCCATTTGCAGCGTGGCGCTGAGTCGGTTGAGTTGCGGGACGGGAAGCGGCTCCGGTTCATCGCGAGGTCGTCTGGGAGCGGCCGGGGGTTCTCGGCTGATCTGGTGATCCTGGATGAGGCGTATAACCTGGGCGATGATCAGATGGCGGCTCTGCTGCCGACTTTGTCGGCGCGGCCGAATCCGCAGATCTGGTACACGTCGACGGCTGGTGTCCCGACGTCGGTGCAGCTAGGTCGTGTGCGGGAGCGCGGGCTGACAGGAACTGACCGGTCGCTGGCATTTCTGGAGTGGTCGGTTGACCCGGATGACTTTGATCCGGCGGATCCGGTGTGCTGGGCGCAGGCGAATCCGGGTCTGGGAATCAGGATCACCCCCGAATACGTGGAGCGTGAGCGGGCTGCGCTCGGGCCTGATGAGTTCGCCCGGGAGCGCCTGGGGGTCGGCTTGTATCCGACTGATCTGGCGGATGCGTGGCAGGTCATTTCGCGTGAGGCGTGGTCGGCGCTGGCTGATGTGCGGTCGGTGGCGGAGGATCCGGTGGCGTTTGCGGCTGATGCGATGCCGGGTGGTTCGCATGCGGCGATCAGCGTGGCGGGGCGCAGGTCGGATGGCCTGCTGCATGTTGAGGTTGTGGATCATAAGCCGGGGACGGCGTGGGTGGTTCCGCGCCTTGTCGAGCTTGTCCGCAAGCATGATCCGTGCGCGGTGGTGGTCGATCCGACTGGGCAGGCCGGGAGCCTGATCGGGCCGCTGGAGCAAGCCGGGATCGAGGTTTTGCTGCCGTCGGCGCGGGATGCGGGTCAGGCGTGCGGCCAGTTTTTCCAGGCGGTCACCGACGCGGCCGAGATACGGCATCGGGGTGATCCGGCGCTGATGTCGGCGCTGGGCGGTGCGCAGACACGGCCGCTGTCGGATGCGTGGGCGTGGGCCCGCCGATCAGCGGCCGTGGATATCAGCCCGCTGGTCGCGGTCACGCTGGCTGCCTGGGGTCATGGCGTGAAAGCGCCGGTCTCTGATCCGGGCGTGTGGGTTATCTAGGAGGCGTCGTGCGGTCACCGGTTGTTCTGCTGCTGTGTGCCCTGGCGGGGATGCTGGGCGGCGGCGCCCTGGTGGGTGTGTGGTGTCTCGGCGTGTGCCTGATCGCGGACAGTCTGGCGCTAGCCGCGTGGGGACTGCTGACGATGGATCTGCCGGAACGCGGGGCGCGGCCGCAGCCGTCGGCGCCGGTGTTCCTGGGGGAGTATCTGGAGCGGAAGGCCGCTGAGAACTGGTGAGCCGTCAAGAGAGACTGTGCAGGCTGATGGGCGGTTGCCCGCTTCACCGTCCGGCTGACGTGCCTGCGCCAGTTCCCGTCCAGGGTGCGAGCAGCACCTACGTGGCTTCGCCCGGGTTCTGCTACACGTTCCAGGTCGGCTATTTCACGGTGGCCGCATCGTGCGGCTGATTGACCGTTTCGCGCGGCGCGCCGGCTACTGGGAAGGCATGGCTTCCGGTGCGTCCGTCCTCACCACGTCCTACGGTTCGCCGAATAGTGAGGCGATCCTGCCGCAGCTGATCGGGTGGGCGCAGCAAACCTACGCCGGCAACTCGGTCGTGTTCTCGGCGGTGCTGCTGCGGCTGATGCTGTTCTCCGAGGCCGTGTTCCAGTGGCAGGCGAAGGACGACAAGCACCTGTTCGGGAACACCGACCTGGCGATCCTCGAGGAACCGTGGCCGGACGGGACGACCCGGGATCTGCTGGTCCGGATGGAACAGGACGCGTCCCTTGCGGGGACCGCATATATCTGGCGGCCACCCGGCGAGGACATGCTGATACGGCTCCGCCCCGACTGGACGACCATCATCAGCGAGCTCGTGTCTGTGCCGGGCGGCGGCCAGTACCGGCGGAAGATCGGCTACTGGGTTGAACCCCCTAAGACTGTCCTGGATCAGGGGAAGGGCGAGTTTTACCCCGCGGATGAGGTGGCGCAGTGGTCGCCGGTCCCCGACCCGCAAGCCAGTTTCCGGGGCATGTCGTGGCTGACGCCGGTGTACCGGGACATTAAAGGCGACGACGGGATGGGCACCTACAAGGTCCGGTATCTCGAAAACGCTGCCAGCCCGAACATGCTGATCAAGTATGCGCAGAAGCTGCAGCCGGGGACGGTCGACGCGGTGCGGGAACGCATGCATGCCCGGTATGGCGGGTCGGATAACGCGTTCAAGACTCTCGTCCTGGATCAGGGCGCCGATGCGACGGTGATCGGTAATTCGCTGCAGCAGATGGATTTTTCCGGGGTGGCTGCGGCGGGTGAGCAGCGGATCCTCGCCGCGGCCCTCGTCCCCGGCGTCCTTGTCGGCTTGGAGCCGTTGCGGGGCGCTGGCCGCGGCTACCAGGAGTCGATGCAGAAGTTCGCGAACATCTGGGCGCGGCCGCAGTGGCGTTCGGTGTGCGGTGCGCTGAGCAAGCTGGTGAATGTGCCGGCGGGGAACCGGCTGTGGTTCGACGCCTCCGACATCGCTGCCCTGCAGGACGGCGAGATGGAGAAGGCGCAGGCCGCCCTGATCCGCATGCAAGGCGTACTGGCCGCCCGCCAGGCCGGGTATACCCGCGAATCTGCGGTCGTCGCGGTTGCTAACGGGGATGTGACGCAGCTGAAGCCGGATCCCGGGGCACCGGCGCCGGGACAGGCCGCGGTGCAGCATCAGCTGCCGCAGCAGCAGCCCGGCGCGACCGCGCAGCCACTCCCGCCGACGAACCCGCGGCTGCCGGTGGGTCCGTCGTCGGTCGGCGACGGCGGCGACGGATCCAGGCCGATCCCCCGCCCGGCGGCCGCACGGCGGGCACTGATGTCGGCGAACGGGCATGTCTGAGTCGGCGCGGTTCGACCAGTTCCATGTGAAAGCCGGGTCGCCCACGGGCGGCCAGTTCGCCACCTCATCCGGCGGCGGCGGCGGTGCGAAAGCCCCGGCCGCGCACGGGCACGCCTCAGCCAGCACGGGCCACGCGCCGGGCGGCCACGCCGCGAAGCAGCGGCTCCTCACCCAGGCCCGCGCCGACCTCGCTGAGGCCCGCAAACTCGGGGCGCAGCTGCACCTGCTGGAGAAGCAGCACGCCGCCGCCGTAGCTGCCGCAAAGAAATCGGCGGCATCGGCGAAGAAATCGAAGCACGCCGGCCACGTAGTCCACCACCATCACCACGCCGCCCAGCACCGGCACCACACCCGGCACGCGGCAACCCTGACGCAGCGGATCACGTCGCTGAAAACCCGGATCCATGACCTGCGGTCTAAAGCGGCCGCACTCGAACACCAGGCCCACGCCATGCGCGCGGACATCACGACCGGAAGGGCAGCAATGGCGACCAGCACGAAAAAGCCCTACGGGGACGTGACGTACGCCGACCCCAAGAACGGCAAATACCCGGTCGACACGGAGGAGCATGCCCGGGCGGCCTGGTCGTACATCAACATGCCGAAAAACGCCGCCCAGTACCCGATGAACGGCGTCACGCTCTCTGAGGTGAAGGGCCGGATCATGGCGGCTTGCAAGAAGTTCGGCATCGACGTCAGCGGCGACGGTGACAGCGGCTCCGCATCGCGCTCGGAGCTGATGCGCGACTACCCGCTCGAAGACCTCCACATCGTCCGGTCAGCCGATGGCGGCGACGGCCGCACCGTCGAGGCGTTCGCCGCGGTGTTCAACACCGAAACCGAGATCATGGACCATCAGGGCCATTACATCGAGGTCATCAGCCCGTCGGCGTTCAACAAGCGGCTGTCGGACCTGCGGCGTTCGAAGGCCGGGTTCAGCACGGTGAAGGTCACCTTCAACCACGGCCGTGACTCAGAGGGAAACCTGGTTGAGCGATTCCAGATGCCAGTCGCGAAACCGCTGTCGATCGAGGCAACCGACCGCGGGCTGCTGACCCGCAGCCGTTACTTCGACACGCCGCTCGGCAACGAGGTTCTCCAGCTGATCAGCGAGGGCGGCATCACCGCTCAGTCGTTTGAAGGCAAGATCGTCCGCTCTGACCCGCAGCTCGGCCGCCACGGCCGGTACCGTCCCGATTCTTCGGGGCGGCTGACCACCGTGCACCGCACCGAACTGGGTCTGCGGCAGTACGGCGGGGTCCTGTTCCCTGCGTATGAGGGTGCCGATGTCCTCGGCGTCCGCATGTCCACTCCCGGCACGTGGGAGCCGGACGAAGAGTTTGATCCTGGCACTTCCCCCGATGGCGAAGCCGCCGCCGGTGAGCCGCTCGCGACAGATGAGCACTCGGCCCGGTATCACCAGCACGCCCTTTACCGCATGACCTCTGAGGAGCTGCGCAAGAAGGCCGGGCTGGTCTGGTAACCAGACCGAAAGCAGGTGCGTGGGATGGCCACGCTGAAGGAAAAGTCCGAGGAGATGGCCCGCATCAAGGCCGAGCTCCAGCGGATGGAAGACGACGAGGAGACCACTGAGGAGACCGACGGTGACCTGCGGGACACCCTCGTCGAACGGTGGCAGCAGCTCGACAAGGAATGCAAGCCGATCATCGAGCGGATGGAACGCGTCCGGGCGATCACCCGCGCCGCGGAAGACCCCGCGAACCTGGAACGCCCGGAACCTGCCTATGCGGGGAACGGCAACGGAAACGGGCTGCGCCGGTCAGTGAACGGCAGCCCCGATTTCTGGGGCCAGTCCGGACGTGACCCGTACGACAACCTGGACGCCGTCCGCGCCCACATGGTGCCTACCCCCGAATTGCGGGGCCGGGCGTTCGACGCGGTCGAGACGGAAGCCAAGCACGGCACCCTGACTCACGACCACGCTGAGGCCGCGACCCGGATGGTGCAGAACAACATCGGCCGGGAAGGTCGCGGCATCGCCGAGCACATCCTGACCACCGGGAGCGCTGAATATCAGGAGGCGTTCACCGCGTACCTGGAGAAGCCGCAGCAGAACGCGATGCGTGCCGCGCTGTCCCTCACACAGGCCAACGGTGGCTATTTGCTACCATTTGTCCTAGATCCGACCATTATCCTCACCAACGCTTCGAGTGCGAACCCGTGGCGGCGCATCAGCCGCGGCGTCCAGACCACATCGAACACGTGGAACGGCGTCAACTCCGCCGGCGTCAACGCGGCGATGCTCTCCGAAGCAACAGTTGTTGTGGACGCCTCGCCAACGGTCGCGAACATCGTCATCACGCCCCAGAAAGCATCGGCTTGGGTGTACGGCTCGTACGAAATCCTTGAGGACACGGATTTCGGCCAGCAACTTCCCGGGCTCCTGGCGGACGCGAAGG